GGGCATCTGTACGGGTCTGGCCAATCTTGATCTTGGCTCATGCATATCCATTGCATGATCATGCAGGTGGGAGGTGATCATCATGGCTGGTGTGGGGCCGGCACCCAAGGACCCGAATCAACGGGCCCGGCGCAACAAGGCGACCCAGCCGCAGACGATCCTCCGCTTCGAGCGTGCCGAGGCACCGGACCTGCCGACCGTCGAGATCGAGGTCGACGGTGACCTGGTGGAGTTCCATTGGCCGGCCCGCACGGTTGAGTGGTGGGAGATGTGGAAGGCAAGCCCTCAGGCCGAGCACTTCGGGAGCACGGACTGGGACTTCCTGCTTGATACAGCCCTCATTCATGCCCGCTACTGGCGCGGCGACCTTTCCCTGGCCTCTGAGCTGCGCCTACGCGTGGCGAAGCATGGGGCCACGATGGAGGACCGGGCCCGACTGCGCATGGCATTCGCGGAAGCGGACGAGGCGGATGGCGGAAAGGGTTCTTCCGGGTCGGATGCCGCCAAGGAGCGGTACGCCAAGCTCCGGGTCCTCCGTCCAGGCGAGGGGGAAAAGGGCGGAGGATGATCGATGCCGTGGCGGGGACCCTCCTATCCCGGTGAACTGCCCACTCTGGGCTACCAGGTGCTGGGCTGGATCGCTGACAATCTGATCGTTCCGGATGGACCCGCCGCCGGCGAACCCCTCGTCTTTACAGACGAGCAGGCGATGTTCGTCCTGCAGCTCTACGCCGTCGATCACCGCTTCGAGGGGCCTGCGATCGGGGGGCGGGCGCTGAACAACGGCCGCCGGATCCGTCGCGCTGTGCTCTCGCGCCCAAAGGGGTGGGGCAAGTCGCCCCTGGTGGCGGCCCTATGCCTTGCAGAGGCGCTCGCTGACGTGGTGCCAGACGGTTGGGACGCCGAGGGTGAGCCTGTAGGTCGACCGTGGACCACGCTGGGCTTTAAGGCGAAGGTCCAAATTGTCGCCGTGTCCGAGGATCAGACGGCGAATACCTGGGATCCGCTGCTGGAGATGGCCCGGAATGGCTCGGTGTATGAGAACTACGCCATCGAGCCGCTGGAAGGCTTCGTCAATGTACCCCGCGGACGCATCGAGTACGTCACCAGTAGCGGCACCTCCCGCGAGGGATTCCGGCCAGTCTTCTCAGCGATGGACCAGACCGAATCATGGTCCCCGTCGAATGGCGGGCGCAAGCTTGCGGCGACCATTCGTCGCAACCTCGGCAAGGTCAACGGCTGTTCGGTAGAGACGCCGAACGCGTTCATCCCAGGCGAAGGATCAGTCGCCGAGCGGTCCTTCGAGGCGTGGAAGAAGCAGCAGGAAGGCAAGACGAAGCTCGACACTGGGCTGCTCTTCGACCATCGCGAAGCTCCACCGGAGACCGATCCGGCCGATGAGCAGTCTCTGCTGGACGGCCTGGCCGTGGCCTACGGCGGGTCGGCGGACCGCAACGGCGGCTGGGTGAACCTGCGCCGCCTGCTATCGGAGTACTGGGACCCGGACACTGAGCCGCAGGACGCTCGCCGCTACTACCTGAATCAGGTCACCCACGCCACGGACAGCTGGCTGTCTCAGCCCGAGTGGGCCGGCTGCACCGCAGCTGGCACCGTCGTCGCTGATGGCGACCAGGTCGTTCTGGGCTTCGACGGATCACGCCGTCGCAACCGAGGTGTCACGGACGCGACAGCCCTGGTCGGCTGCCGGGTCACCGACGGCCATCTCTTCGAGATCCGCGTGTGGGAGCAACCGGACGGTCCGGCCGGAGACGCCTGGCAGGTGCCAGTGGTCGAGGTTCTCGCCGAGGTCGACGCCGCGTTCAAGCGCTACAAGGTGATCGGCTTCTATGCCGACCCTGCGAAGTGGGAGTCGCATATCGCTACGTGGGAGGCCAAGTTCGGGCTGCGCCTCGCGGTGAAATCATCGGCGAATCATCCGATCGAATGGTGGATGACGGGCGGCAGGGCGAACGCGATCGTCCGAGCGACCCGGGCGTTGCACGACGCGATCACAGACCGGGAGATGACGCACTGCGGTTCGTCCACGCTGACCCGACACATGCTCAACGCTCGCCGCGCGGAATCCCGCGCCGGAATCCAGCTTCGCAAAGAGCACCCGGACAGCCCCAGAAAGATCGACGCCGCAGTGGCCTCGGTTCTGGCATGGCAGTGCCGGCTCGACGTGCTCGCCAAGGGCGCGCAAATCAAGGAGCGCTCAGGCGCCGTCTACTTCATGTAAGGGGGCTGATGTGGCAACCCCCACGGGATCGGTGACGAGCGCTCAGGAGCGGGCCCAGAAGGCGCTCGCGGGCCTGAAGCACGACCGCACGAAGACTCTGGACCGTATCGACGCCTACGAGCGCGGCCGGCATGCGGGCCCGTACACGCCGCGCAGCGCGTCGAAGGAGTACAGGCTGCTCGCGCAGCGCGCCGTCAGTAACTTCCTGCCGATGGTCGTGGCCGCTCCGGCTCAGGCGCTGGCGGTGGAGGGCTATCACCGGGCCGGCGAATCGAAGGACGCGCCCGAGTGGGGGGCGGGCTGGCAGGCGAACAGCCTGGATGCCCGGCAGGCGGCGGTGTACCGGGCGGCGATCACGTTCGGGCACTGCTTCGTCGTCACGCTCCCAGACCGGCAGGACCGCAAGCGGCCTGTCGTGCGGGCGGTGTCGCCGCGGTGCATGTGGGTGGCCTACGACGATCCGGCGTCGGACGAGTGGCCGCTGTACGGCCTGGAGGTGCCGAGGCTGCCCGGCTCCAAGGGCACGGTGGTCGGCGCCTTCTATGACGACAAGAATGTCTACAAGGCGACGGTCACTGAGGATGAGGTGACGCTGTCCGAGGCGTGGCCGCACGGCCAGGGCGTGTGCCCGGTGCGGCGGTTCGCGGCCCACGTGGACCTGGAGGGGCGCACGACGGGAATCGTCGAGCCGCTGATCCCGCTCCAGGACCGCATCAACCAGTCTGTCTTCGATCTGCTGATCGCCCAGACCTTCGGCAGCTTCAAGGTGCGCTGGGTCACCGGCATGGCGCCGCCCCTCAAGCGCGACCCTCAGACGGGTGAGCCCGTGCTGGACGGGGACGGGAACCCGATCCCGAAGCCCGTCCAGGCGGACTCGTCCCGCTTCGTGATGGCTCCGGATGCCGACACCCGCTTCGGCGCGCTGGACGAGACGCCGCTCGGCGGCTTCATCGAGTCGATCGGCATGTCGCTGCGCCATCTGGCCGTTGTCTCACAGGTGCCGCCGCATTACCTGCTGGGCGACATGGTCAATCTCTCGGCTGAGGCGCTGGCAGCGGCCGAGACGACGCTGATGCGCATGGTCGCGGAGTTCCAGAGGGGCTTCGGCGAGTCGTGGGAGTCGGTCCTGCGCCTGTGCGCGGGGATCTCCGGGGACAGTGTGGGCGCGGAGGACCGGTCGGCACAGGTCGTGTGGCGCGACGCAGAGTCGCGCTCCCTGTCTCAGACGGTCGACGCTCTCGGCAAGGCGCGCCAGATGCTGGGCGTGCCGCGCGAGGCCCTGTGGGCACGGATTCCCGGCTTCACCGACACCGACCGGGCCAACTGGCCCGAGCTCGCTCAGGAGGAGGATTCGGCGGCACGGCTCGCCGAATCCCTGGCGCGCGCCGTAACGCCCTCGACGAGGTCTTCCGATGGTTGATCCGGGCGAACGGATCACCGAGCAGCACCGGATCGCTCAGGCCCGCATCGCGGCCGAGGCTGCCGCGGCGGCTCAGGAGCGCTGGCGTCAGGTGTCGCCAACGAATATGGAGGGCACGGCGACGGTCTGGCTCGCCGACTCGGTGGCGGCTCAGCGCACCTACCGCCAGCGCTCGCGACGGCTGACGGCCGACTACATCCGTCTGCTTCGGGCCTTCAGGACGGGCGAGACTCTTCCCTCACCGGACGGGCATGTCGAGGGTGACACGGTGACTCTCGGATCACTGAGCAGCACGTTCGCCCTGTCGTCGCGGGAGCCGCGCGCGCATGGCGACGACGCGGTGCGGGTGACTGTGGATGCCGGCTTCCAGTGGCCGCAGCCGGACGAGGAGGCGGAGGACCGGCGCGCGCTGGTCTCTCTCATCACCACGGGCCCTGTGCGCGCGCAGCGTGGCATCGCGGACCTCGGCGGCGCCACCCGCGGGCGCCTGGATGATCCCGACTTCATGGCCGAGCTCGACGCGGTGATGCGCAACGCGGGCGTCACCGCCGCAGGCGCGGCCGAGCGTGACGCCCTCATGGGCGGCCGGGACCTGCAGGACGCAACGTCGCGCGCCGACCGGGCAGTGATCGGCTGGGCCCGGGTCACCGACGACGACCCGTGCCACTTCTGCGCCCTCCTTGCCAGCCGGGGAGCGGTCTACCGGTCGTTCTGGTCGGCCCGGTACGTCGGCAAGGCGTCCCGAAGGAAGGCCGCACCAGCTGCGCCACCGGACGGCTGGCAGGACTGGTCGCCCGAGCGCATGGCGCAGTGGGAGACCCGGCAGGGGCTGAACCGCTTCCACGACAACTGTCACTGCACGCTGGTGCCGATCTACGACCGTACCGACTGGGTCCCCGCCGCATCGCAGGGATTCCGGGAGCTCTACTACGAGTCGACGCGAGGACTGTCTGGCGATCAGGCGCGGGCCGCCTTTCGTCAGGCCATCGAAGCTCGGAGACGGCGGGCCCACGCCCGCGGCGTCTCCGTCGGGTAACACCCCGCGCCCTGGAGGCGCACCCTCGTCCGCTGCCCTGGAGGCAACCGCATGTCCGAACCTGCCATCGAGCCCGCACCCGGGCCGGCTGAACCCGATATCCCGGCACCGGCTCCTGAACCTGCAGCTCCCGACCCCACGCCTGCGCCGCCCGTGGCCGACCCACCCGAGCCCGCCCCGGAGGCGGACGACGAGTGGCTTGACCCCGAGAAGGGACGCGAGGCCAAGCGGAAAGCCAACCAGGAGGCCAAGAAGCTCCGTTCGGAGATCGCCGAACTGAGGACTCAGCTCGAATCCCGGGTTGACCCGCAGGAGGCTAAGGCAGCCATCGCGCTCGTCGAGGCGAACTCGGCACGCACGGTCGCCCGCCTCAAGTACGGCCACCAGTACGGCCTCCCGGATGAAGTCACCGATCTTCTCCAAGGCGAGACGCCTGAGGAGATCGAGGCGCATGCCAAGAAGCTCGCTCCCCACTTCGGCGGCACTTCCGCCGGACTGGGCCGCGGCGGGCTCGACCCCACAGACGAGCCGGTCGAGATCGACCCCAAGAAGCTCGCGGCTCAGATCCCCCGGTTCCACTGACTCCCGCCCCAACTCGGGGCTCAACCCCCGAGGAGGGGCTGAATCATGGCTAACGTCTTTCTCAAGCCGGAGGTCATCGCGGCCACCGCGCTGGGCCTGCTGCAACGCGAGGTCGTCCTTCCGCAGCTCGTATGGAACGACGCGATCAGCGACTTCGCGGGCGCCAAGAACGACACCATCTCCATCCGGGTGCCGTCCCGCCTGGAGGCCCGCGAGTACGGATGGCGTAACGACCGGTCCAGCTCGATCGTGCTGGACGAACTCGACGAGACAAAGATCGATGTCACGCTGAACCACGACATCTACTCGGCCGTCGGCGTCACCGACGAGGAAATGACCCTCGACATCCGCGACTTCGGGACGCAGGTCCTGGCCCCGCAGACCTACGCGGTAGCCCGCGCGGTCGAGGACCTCCTGGTCACCACGATCGAGGGCGCGACCTATGCGACCACGGTCACCATCGACGAGGCGAACCCGTTCAAGGCGGCTGTCGCTGCCCGTACCGCCCTCAACAAGGCGGAAGTCCCGCGCGACGGACGCGTGCTGCTGGTCGGCGCGGACGTCGAGGCGGCCATGCTCAACTCGGAGCTCCTCAAGCGGGTCGACGAGTCGGGCACGGACGGAGCGCTGCGCGAGGCACAGATCGGCCGCTACGCCGGGTTCAACGTGATCGGCTCCAACGCCATCGACCCGTCGACAGCCTATGCGTTTGTCCGGTCCGCGTTCATCTTCGCGATGCGCGCCCCGGTCATCCCCGCAGGCGTCTCGTTCGGTCAGTCGATGTCCGACTCGGGGATCGCGATGCGGTGGATCCGCGACTACGACCCGACGAAGCTCCGCGACCGGTCCGTCCTCAACACCTTCGTCGGAACGGCCGTCGTCAAGGACAACACGGCCGCGATGGGCGACACCCCCAGCCTGGAACTGGTGCGTGCCGTGAAGCTCGTCATGCCTGGCGGATCGTCCAGCTGACAGGAAGGGAGGTGATCCGTCATGGCCGCAGTTCCTCTCGCTACCACTGCCGACCTTGAGGCTCGGCTCGGCCGGGAACTGGTAGGCGGTGAGGCGACGATCGCGCAGACCGCCCTGGCGGACGCCTCCGCCCTGGTACGCCACTACGGGCTGCCGTGGCCAGACCCAGCCACGGCCCCCGATATAGCGGTATCGATCACCCTTGCCGCCGCAGAGCGCCGGGTCCGCAACCCCGAGGGCTACCGGATGGAAATGGAGGGCAGCTACCAGTACCAGCTGCCCGCCTCCGCCCCCACCGGCGTCGCTCTCAGCCAGGCAGAGATGGATCTCCTGCGCGATCTGTCCGGCCGGGCCGGCCTGGTCTCCGTAGAGGTGCAGCGGCCCTTCATGGTGGACGACACCTGGTACGCGCCGTGCGCAGGCACCACGGAGCCCATCCCGTGGGGCGTGCCGGGAGATCCGGGGGCACCGCATTGAGGAAGCTGCACGTCGTGGCCCGCTTGCACGGCTACCCGCCGGACCACAACGCGGGCGCGGAGTGGATGACGCATTCGATGCTGCGGGCCCTTGTGGCCCGTGGCCATCGGGTGTCAGTCCAGCTCTCCCGCCGCTCCGCCATGTGGGGCCGGTACGAGCTGTCCGGGGTGCAGGTATGGCCGGCGGGTATTGCGTCACGCACGCCGGGTGGCCTGGCCGCGAACGCGGACATCCTCCTGTCGCACCTGGAGGGTGTGCCCTACGTGCGTGACGCCGCGTCTCGCAAAGGCATCCCTGCCATCGCGATCTGCCACAACACGGGTGACCAGACGTTCGACGAGGCGTCCGGCGTCGATCTGGCGGTCTACAACAGCCAATGGATGCGGGTATACGCGGAGAAGTGGTACGCCACGGAGTCCGCCCCACCCGCACCCCAGCGGACCATGGTCGTGCGGCCCCCGGTATTCGCCGAGGACTACCGCACGACTCCGGGCGACCGGGTCACGCTGATCTCCCTGAACGAGAACAAGGGCGGCAGGCAGTTCTGGGAGCTCGCGGAACGGATGCCGGACATACAGTTCCTCGGCGTGCGCGGCTCCTACGGCGACCAGATCGTCCACCGTCTCCCAAACGTCGAGGTGCTGCCCCACGTTCCAGGCTCGGGGATGCGGAACGCGGTCTACGCCCGGACCCGGATCCTGCTCGCCCTGTCCGAATATGAATCCTGGGGCCGTGTTGCCGCGGAGGCTATGGCCTCCGGGATCCCGGTCGTCGCCTGCCCCACCCCCGGCCTGTCCGAATGCCTGGGGCCGGCGGGCGTGTACGTCGACCGGCGCGACCTGGACGCCGTCGAAGCAGCAGTGCGCCGCTTGCTCACCAAGACGGCCTGGCAGCGGGCCAGCAGGGCGGCACTCAAGCGGTCGGTAGCGCTCGACCCGAAGGCCGAACTCGACGCCTGGTGTCAGGCAGTGGAGGAGGTCGCCGGATGAGCCTGCTCGACTCCGGGCCTCACGTGATCACCGTGTATCCCGCAGGCCCCGTGAAGGCGGACGGAACCCGCGGACCCGCCGGGTCTCCGGTCAGCGTCCGGTGCCTACTGCAGCCCAGCACCTCCGACCCCGACAGCGCCGACGGATACGCCACGGACACTACTGTCCGCGTCATCGGCCGCGCCTTGCCTGCAGGCCCTTGGGACCGCGTGAGCTGGGACGGCGCCGACTGGACTGTGGTCGGCCAGCCCGAGAAGTGGTCGGCCTCCCCCCGCGTCGCCCACACAACTGCCCTGATCCGCAGGAGGTGACCGTGGCCAGCCTGAACCCGGACCTGGACTCCTACATCGCCCACCTGCCGGGCGTGGTGGCCGCCGTGCACCGCGAGGCCGAGGCGCGGGCGGCACGTGTCCGCGCCGTGGCTGCGGGCCACTCGGACAGCGGTGCATTCCTGAGCTCCATCAAGGTGGAGCAGGGCAGCACGGACACCATCATCTACTCCGACGACCCGAACGCCCTGTCCAAGAACTACGGCCACCAGGCGGCCAACGGCCGCATGGTGGAGGGCGTGCACGCCTTCGAGGCCGGACTGTGACCCCGGTCCTCCCTGACACCGACGACTTGGTGCGGAAGGCCTTGGCGGCGGGCTACGCAGCACACGGGCTGACAGCAACAGTCTGGAATCTGTGGCCTGACGACTGGTACGCGCGGCGCCCCCTGACGGTAGCCCGACGCATCCCTGGCGGCGCCGCGAGCGATGTGCGATTCCTGGAGTCAGCGCTCGTCACGGTCACGGCATGCGCGGCCAGCCGCCCCGATGCCTCGCTACTGGCCAGGCAGAGCAGGGCGATCCTCTTCGAGCAGTGCGCGGCGCAATTCGCCAGCGAGGCGGCAGGTGGTTACCTGTCGCACTTCTTCGACGTGTCCGGGCCGGCGGAGGACCGCTCTCCAGGCCCTGTCCTGCACACCGACGCATTCCGATTCACGGCCACCTATCGCATTACCTCCAGGCCCCTGCCGGTCTGAGAACTGCACGCCGCTCGGGACCAGCGGCCCACCCCGTGCCCGAAGGGCGACAAGGAGAACCCTCATGCCTCAGAACGATGCCGCCGCCCTGGTCGCAGGAAGTGGCTACATCTACATGGCCGACCCGGACACGGCGAAGCCCACGATCACCGATCCCCTGGCTCCAGGCGCCGGCTGGGTCAGCATCGGCCACACCAGCCTCAACGACCTGCCCGAATTCGGCCGCGACGGTGACGACCCGACCACGATTGGCACCTGGCAGAACAGCAAGCTCCGCCAGACCAGCCCGAACGTCACATACACCGTGACCTTCCAGTCGGTGCAGTCCAGCATCGAGACCTACCAGCTGTACTTCGGCGCGGGGCCGGAGGCCACGCAGTCCGACGGCTCGTTCCGCATTCCGTCTCAGCCGGTGCCGCAGGTCAAATCGCTGCTGTTCGTGATCGTCGACGGCGAGAGTTTCGTTCCGCTGTGGCACCCCCGGGCCTCCCTGCTCGGTTCCGACGCGGTCGGCATGGCTACGGACTACTTCCTGACCTACCCGATCACCGCCACCTTCCTGGGCAGCTCCCTGATCGGCAACGCGATCGGCGAATGGTCGGCGATCGGTGTGGGCGCCAGCTCCTGACCCAACTCCTCCCGCCCGGCTGGTCCCCCGGGCGGGAGGGCCCATCTGCACGGGACCACGTAGTGAAGGGACCCCAGATGAAGGTCGCAGACCTGCGCCGAGAGGCCGAAGAGAAGTACACCGACCTGCCGCTCGAGCTGGAGGACGGCACGGTCGTGCACCTCCAGAACCTGTTGCGACTGAATGATCAGGCGCGGCGCACCGCCCAGGTGATGCTCGACTCCCTCGACAAGAAGGAAACGGCTGACGGGCAGGAGCTCGACCAGCTCGGCCACCAGGAGCGAGTGATTCGCGACCTGTTGAAGCTGGTCGCCGACAATCCGGGCGCGATCAAGGATGCCGTCGACTCCTGGGATCTGCCCATGCTGCTGTTGGTCATCGAGCGATGGACGGAGCGTACCCAGGTGGGGGAAGCCGACAGCTCGGCCAGCTGATAGACGACGGGCACGGGGCCGCGATCCGCTACGACCTTCAGAGGCTGGGCCTGGACCTCGCCGATGTATGGCGCGGATCGCTCGCCCCCGCCCGCGCCCTTGAACTGATCGAGCAGGGTCCCGACGATTCGGCGCTCCGGGCCAGGCTGCGCGGCGGACTGGAGCATCGCGCGTGGCCGCTGGAGCGGCACTTCCAGGCCGCCCTCATCGACGCCGTGAACGACGTCGCCTGGGTCGTTGCCCAGTCCAACAGCAAGAAACGCATCACCCCCCCCAAGCGAGTACTGCGGCCTGCCCTGTCGATGACCGCGCGCAACGCCGAACCCCGACGCCCCTTCAGCCTGGCAAGTCATCCGCTGGCACGGCCTCTGCCTGAGAAATACAGGAACCAGACGAGGGGCGGGTGATCTCGTGGCGGGTCCTGGCGGCCGCGAAGTCGGCCGGATCAGCATCCGGGCCCTGCCCGATACCTCCCGCTTCTCCACATCCCTCCAGGCCTACCTGGACCGTGTCGAGCGACGTGCCCAGCTGAAGGTCCGCATCCTGCCGGACATCACTGGCTTTGCTGCCGAAGTCTCGGCGCAGCTTGCCCGGGTGCGGGCGCAGGTGGCAGTCCCGGTGACACCGAACGCCGACCGGTTCGCCGAAGAACTCAGGACCCGTCTGGCCGCCACGTCCGCGCGCCTCAAGGTCCCGGTATCACCCGAGCTCGGCGCGTTCCCGGCTGAACTCTCCGCCGAGCTGTCACGGGTCCGGGCCAGGATCAATGTGCAGGTCACCCCTGACACGACGGGCTTCTCCTCCGAACTTCAGGCCCGGATGGCGCGCATCACGTCGCGCGTCAAGGTACCCGTGTCGCCGGATGTCAGTGGATTCGACACCGCGCTGCGTACCCGCCTGACAGCCATCACGACGCGCCTGAAGGTTCCCGTCGATCCGGACGCCGGCGCCTTCGTGGCGCAGCTCCGCGCTGAAATAGCAGCGACCGTCGGACGTCTGAAGGTTCCGGTCGTCCCGGACACGTCGCAGTTCCTGCAGCGACTGCGGGCCCAGCTGGCTGCCATCGCCAACAACACCGCGAAAATCCGTATGGCTCCGGACGTGACAGGCTTCCGCGGCCAGCTGCGGGCCGAGCTCGGCCGGATCAGGGAGAAGCTCCTCGTTCAGGTCGAGCCTGACTTCCGCGGATTCCAGAACCGGCTGCGCCACCAGATGGCGCTGGCCAATGCCAACCCGTCCGTACCGGTACGCCTGGAGGTCAAGGCCGGGGAGATCGCCCGGCTGCGACGCGAACTCGCCCACATCGAACCGCCCTTCACGATCCCTGCCCGTATCGACGCGGACCGCGGCTCACTGTCCGACCTGCGCCGCCGGCTGAGCGAGCTGGGTACGTCCGGCAGCGGCAGCCTTGGCGGACTCGCCGCGTCCGCGGCAGGCATCGCGAAGGTTGCCCTGTCAGCAGGGTCCGCGGTGCCGAGCGTGGCAAGCCTTGGGCAGGCGCTCATTCAGATGGCTCCCGCCGCGGCACTGGGCGCTACGGGCCTGGTTGCGCTGGTGGCGTCTGCCGCCGCGTTCAAGATCGGCACCAAGGGCGTCGGCGACACCCTGAAAGACGCCTTCAACCCGAAGAAGGCCAAGGACTTTCAGGCTGCGCTCGCGAAGCTCGCCCCGAGCGCGCAGGCGTTCGTCCTCGCCATCAAGGACATCGCCCCGAAGTTCAAGCCGCTCCAGCAGGCCGTACAGCAGCAGCTGTTCGCGAACCTCGGCAAGCAGATCACCGCCACGGCAAAGGTAGCCCTGCCAGCTCTCCGGCAGGGCCTGACCGGTGCTGCCGTCAACCTGAACCAGGTCGCCCTCGGCGTGCTGTCTGCGGCAAAGTCTCTGGCCAGCGGCGGCCAGCTGGGCAAGGCCCTGACGGGAGCGAACAAGGGGCTGGCCAGCCTCACCAAGCTGCCGGGACAGCTCGTCACAGGCCTCGTGCAGATCGGTGTCGCTGCGGCCCCAGCGTTCGACCGGCTGACCGCGTCTGCCGGCTCGGCGGCCACGAAAGTCGCACAGAGGCTGACAAGCGCCTTCACCTCTGGGCGCCTCACGTCCGTGATTGACCAGGCAATCGGGCGGATCGGCACGTTGTTCGACGTCCTCGGCAACGTCGGCAGCATCCTGAAGAACGTCTTCGGTCCCGCGGCTGCGGCTGGCGGGGACTTCCTCGGCATCCTGAAGTCCGTCACGGGTGAACTCGCCAAGGTCACTGCCTCCAAGGGCATACAGCAGGCCCTGACATCGGTGTTCCAGACCCTCGCCCTGGTCGGCCAGACGGGCGCCCGACTGCTGGGAGAAGCACTCAAGGCGGTCGGACCGTCCCTTGTGGCACTCGCCGGGCCTCTGCAGACCGTCGTCCGGGCAGTTGGAGAAGGCCTGACGCCCGTCGTCCGCGCGGTCGCCCCGATCCTTCTCTCTCTCGCCCAGGCGGCGGGCCGAGTCGTCACCGCCCTGGCCCCGCTGATCACGGTCGTTGGCCAGCTGATCGCCGGCGCCCTCGCCGCGGCGGCACCGTTCATCAAGGGCGTCGCCGACCAGTTGGCTCTGCTGGCCGAGTCGGCGATGAAGTTGCTCGGGCCGGCGCTGTCCGTACTGCCGATGCTGCTGAAGCCGATCATGCAGCTCTTCAGCCAGCTGGCCCCGATTTTCCTGGACTTGCAGAACAAGCTGCTCGTCGGGCTGCAGCCCGCTCTGACATCCATCGGCCAGTCCTTCGCCCAGATCGCGGTCGCCCTGCAGCCGCTGATCGCGTCGTTCGTCAAGTTCGTCACGACGGGCCTGCAGGCCATGCTCCCGATCCTCGACCCGATCATCCAGGGCGTGGCCCAGCTCGCGGCGCTACTGGCGGGAGGCTTCGCGCGGGCGGTGACCGAGGTGGTCGTACCTGCCATCCAAGCGTTCACGGCCCTCATGAAGGGCGACTTCACGACCGCTTGGGCTCTCGCGAAACAGGCCACGTCCGCGGGTGTCCAGCTCGTCGTCGAAACCGTGAACAAGCTGCCGGGGCTGCTCCTCGTGATCCTCACGCAGATGGTCTCAGGGATCAAGGTGAAGGCCAATGAGGCGGCGGTCGCTCTGGTCGCGCAACTGGGCGACGGAGTCAACCGTGCCCAGCAGCAGGTGGCGCTTCTCCCTGGCAGGGCTCAGGCGGCTCTCGCCGGTCTTGGCCAGCGAGTCGGTGCGCGCGCCAACTCGGAGATGCTCCAGTTGCACAACGCCATCGTCGCCAAGATCGATAGTGCGGTATCTACCGTTCATTCCCTTCCTGGCCGAGCCGCCGCTGCTCTTGGCGGCGCCGGTGGAGCCTTGTTCTCGGCCGGCGTTCAGCTCATCAACGGCTTCATCGCAGGTATCGAAGCCAAGGCGGGGAGCCTCGTCGCGGCGGCGCAAGGAGTCGTGGGCAACGCCATCAGTGGGGCCAAGAGCCTCCTCGGTATCCACTCGCCCTCGAAGGTGTTCGCCGAAATCGGCGCCTTCACGGTTCAGGGCTTCGTGCAGGGCCTTGATCGAGGGCAGAGCAGCGTGACCGCGTCCATCGGATCCCTGATCGGGATCCCCGCCGCTTCAATCCCGCAGTGGGGGGACGCGGTTGTTGGGGGTACCGGTCTGGCCGGCCAGAAGGTGCGCTTCGTCGTGCGTGACCGAGAGTTCGACGCTTACATCGAGCAGGCTGCCGATGGCCGTATCCACTCCACCCTGGCGCCTGTGGTGTCGGCCATCAGTGCAGGACGGGGGCGGTAATGGCGATCCCCGGGAACTTCTTGTCCGCGACGACGGAGTCCATCGACCCGAACACGTCAGGCTGGGTCGCGAAGACGAACTGCACGGTCGGGCTGGGCTCGGGCGGCCGGAACGGCGACGGCACGCTGAAGCTGACCAGCCTGGCGGCGGGCGAGATGCAGGCCCGCACCGTCGCGTCGTACCCGGTCATCGCCGGCATGGACTACGAGTACCAGGCGTTCGCGGATGCTTCCGGCGCCACGATGCCGGAACGCATCGGGATCCGCTGGCTGACGGCGGCGAACGCGGAGATCTCCATCTCATGGTCGGTGACTACGGCGTCGGCGTCGGCGACGTGGCACCGTATCGGTGTCGCCGCGGTCCCGCCGGCGACCGCCACCCAGGCTCAGGTCGTCGTCTCCGTGATGACCCCGGCAGCAGCGGGCGTCATCAACTACTTCGAGAACGTCTATCTCGGTCTCCCCATCAGCACCGTCGGCAACATGCTCGCCTTCAGCACCGAGACCATGGAGCGCGGCCTCGGCGACTGGCTCAACGAGCAGAACTGCACGATCGCCGTGCAAACACCGATGGTGTCGTGGGCAGTCGACAACTACCTGGCTGGCGGCCAGGTACTGGCGATGACCGTCACGGCCAACGGTGACGCCTGGTGCCGCACCACCGACTGGCCTCCCGCGACCGCGGGCCAGGAGTACATGGCCTACGCCTACATCAACCCGCCAACCGCAGCCTCGACCTGCTGGATCGAGCTTCGGTTCCAGAACGCAGCCGGAACTCAACTGTCCGCGACCCGCAGCACGCTCGCCGCCCCTGGCACCGGTTGGTACCGGCAGTTCGTCTCCGCGAAAGCGCCAGCGAATACGGCCAGTTGTGACGTGGCGATCGGTATCACGTCAGGCACCGCAGCCCAGGTGGTGCGTGCGGACGGCGTGGTCATCACGCCCGCACCTCAGTTGCATACGGGCAGCGTCGTTCCTTACGCGGACTTCTCCTTCGAGCAGGGAGTCGCCGGCTGGGTGACGGCGTCCGGTGTTGCGGTCGTCTCCAGGAGCACGCCATGGGGCACCTTCTTCTTCGGCGGCGCCTATGCGGGCACGATCACGTCGTCTACTGCCACCGCCAGCGTGATCAGGTCGGCCAAATTCGCGCTCGCCGCAGACTCCGCCGGCAGGAGCTTCCGACTAGAAACCTTCTCTAACTCGTCGGCGGGCGGCTGGACGTGGACCCGTGGCATCCGTTGGTACAGCGCCACCAATGTCGACCTTGGCCTGACCGCATCGTCTTCGGCCGCAGCCCCCACGCCGAACTGGTGGCAGACCACCGACAGCTTCACGGCTCCGGCGAATGCAACGCAGGCCGCGATCGAGTACACGCTGACCGCCACCTCCACCAACAGCGTGCTGCGTCTCGACCAGGTCTCCATCTGGCCAGCCGCCGCCGAGATCGAGGCCGACCCCGACGACAGCACGGCCTCGGCCACGCTCACCCTGCGCGAGCTTTCGATCGGCGACTACATCACCATCTGGCGCCAGCTCGCCGACGGCACCCGCACCCTCGTGCGGGGCAGCGCCGGCCTGATCCAGTCCCAGCAGATCACGGGCGCGGAGATGGTCGTCGAAGACTATGAAGCGCCACTCGGTGTGCCTTTCTTCTACTACACCGAGACGCGTGACAGCGGCGGCAGCCTTATCGAGAACCGTACATCCGAGGCGGTGACGCTGGATGCAGGCAACGGCGACTACGGCTGGCTGAAGGACCCCGGGAGTCCTCAGCGCAACCTGCAGGTTCTCATTGCGCGGGCCCCCAGCTGGCAGCGAGCGATCAGCCAGACCGAATACCGCGTCCGCGGGCGACGCAACTCGGTGATCCTCTCCGACGTTCGCGGCGGACTTCAGGGCGATCTATCCCTGTACACGCAATCCGACACCGAACGTGACGCTCTGAACTGGCTTCTGGACGGCGGTGGTGTCCTTCTCTGGCAGGTGCCACCAGGCAACGGCGTAAACGATCTTTACGTCAACGTCGGGCAGGTCGATGAGGGACGCCTGCCGGGTCCGGCGGGCGAAGCCTGGAGGGTATGGACCCTGCCCGCGACTGAGGCTGACCGCCCCGTCTCCATCGGGACCGGAGGTACGAGCGGGTGGTCCTGGCAGGACGTACTCAGCGGTTCGCCGGACTGGCAAGCGGTCGCCGATCGCTACCCCACCGGAGAAGACCTCCTGCTCAACCACCCGAGGGGAGGCTAGGTGTACAAGACGTCCAGCAGGTTCCTTACGGCTCTGGCCGAATCACACAATCCCATTTCCCGCGCCCAGCTGTTCCTGACGAACGGCAGCACGCAGACGCTCGACATCACTGGCGGCACCGTCACCGTCGACCGAGGCAGCAAGATACGCCGCACCTGCTCAATCACCATCGAGGACACCTCGCTCATTCCGCGCTCCGCCGCCGACAAGCTCTCGGTCTACGGCGCGACGCTCCAGATCAGCCGCGGCGTCACCTACTCGGACGGCACCCAAGAACTCGTCCCCATCGGCTATTTCAGGGTCGACAGCGTCGATGGCGACGTCGATGACGGGCCGGTGAGCATCGAGGGAAAAGCGTAGAGGCGGTGGTCGCGGACGACGCCTTCACCGCCCCGTACCGTGTTTCCGGAACCGCCGTCAGCTCGATCACCAACATCATCCAGCGGTCACTGCCGGCCGCAACCGTCGTGAACTTCGCGGTGGACGCGGCGATAGGGCCCCGCACCTGGGACATCGCCGCCAGCCCGTGGGATGCGGCCATCGAGTGCGCAGCAGCGATCGGCGCGGACGTCTTTACGGATCCCGAAGGCGTCTTCACCATCGCCCCGCTGCCCGACCTCGCCAGCGCCACCCCCGTCTGGACAATCGGGGCCGGGGAGGGCGGCGTGTACATCTCGGCGAACCGCGGGATGTCGAGCGGCGGCGTCTTCAACGCAGTCCTGGCCCGTGGCGAAAACACAGAGACAGGCGTCGCTCCGGTGTCGGCGCTGGTTACCGACAATGACCCCACGTCGCCAACTTACTGGTCAGGGCCCTACGGCAGGCGGCCCTACTTCCACACATCCAGCACGCTCGTGAGCTCGGACCAGTGTCTGTCTGCGGGCACGCTGCTCCTCTCAGCTCTTCGTGCACCCAACGCGACTGCCGATATCACCCTGCTGCCGAACCCCGCGCTCGCTCCCGGCGACGTCGTGCGCGTGATCTATCCGGACGGCAGCAAGGAACTGCATCAAGTGCAGGCGTACTCCGTCTCCCTCACCTCCAGCGGTGCCTTCACCCTCCAGACCGTTTCGGCGAAGGAGGGAACCTGATGGGGACCAGGTCGACACAGGCCCTTGCCGTCGCGTTCGCGGACGCCGTGCAGGGCGCCGCCATCGACGCCGGCGCCGCCAGCCCGCAAGTCCGCGGCGCAGACTCACGGCTGGCCGTGGTCGCGACCGTCAACAGCAACGGAACCATCGTCACTACCGACGGCGTCATCGCCCGCCGCATGGAGTCGTATCCCGTTCCGGCGGTCAACGACACCGTGGTCATCGACATATCCAGCTCCGGCAACTTCACCTGCCCCGGCCGTTGGTCGCTGGGCGGTGACGCCTGGACGCTGCTCACCGTCGGCTCCGGCTGGACTGCCGGAGTATCCCCGGACCTGCCGCCGGCGGGCCGCCTGAAGGCCGACGGCACCGTCGAGCTGCGCGGCCTGGTCCGCATGAGCAGCGCCACACCCCCGGCGACCGCCCTGACCCTGCCGACCGCCCTGCGGCCCGGCGCCAACAAGAACCTGCTGGCTGTCAGCAGCTACGGCATCGCCTACCTCCAGGCGTCCAGCGGCGGCTCGATCACCCACGCCTCGCGCTCCGGCGCCCTCGCCACCAGCGCCTGGGTGTCCCTCGACGGCGTGAGCTTCACCCAGTAGAGAGGGGGCCGTGTGGCCACCGACCAGTACAGCCAAAGCATCACCATTCCGGCGCTGACCGACCCCCCGAACGTGGCGACCCTTGCGGCCTCCATCACATCGGTCCTCGCCCGCTCCCTCCTGCGGTACTCCTCGGCCACGGCCCGCAATGCCGCCCTGGCGAGCCCGGTCGAAGGCATGGCGGCATGGTTGCAGGACGTCAACCAGCTGACTGTCTACAACGGCACGGCCTGGATACAGGTCCCCTGGGTCGGACCGTGGACGCCCCTCGTCATGAGCGGCAGCTGGGCCTGGACCAGCAGTAGCACCGACGGCGTGCCGTCCGTGCGGGCCACCAGCGACGGGATCCTCGAACTCTCGGGAATCATGACCGGCGTCGCCCTGACCGGCGGTGCCGCTGCGGTGAAGTTCGCCTCCTTGCCCGCCGGATTCTCGACGACCTACCTGATCCGTGGGCAGTGCAATACGCAGGCCAACGGCGCACTGGGTACAGGCCGAATCGCTATACAGCCCGGCGGGGACGTTTCTATCAGCGTCAACCAGTCCATCCTGAACAGCTCCTACGTGCAGCTTGACGGTGTTCGTGGCCGCGCTTCCTGACTCGCACACTTCTTCAACCACCGCCCCCGCGTGGGGCCTTCGTCATGCCCTGGAGGCACCATGGCCTGGTATCCGGGAGCGGCCAAGATGGAGCTGCAACCCGAGTCCGACGCACAACCCACGATCGTGCCCACGCAGTTCATCGCGCACAGCATCGCCGCGCCGTGGACAGTGCAGCGGATCTTCGAGTACTGGCGGGACTCCACGAATCTAGAGTCCCATTTCGGGCTCGGCTACGACGGGTCGCTCGGCCAGTTCATCGGCACCCAGACCCGCGCCGACGCGAACTACCGGGCCAACCTGCGCCCCGACGGCACTGGGGCAGTGTCTCTGGAGTCGGCCTCCAACATGGAGCACACCGACCCGTGGACCGATCCGCAGATCGAGACGCTGATCCGGCTCGGCGTATGGCTCCATCAGCAGCACAACATCCCGCTGCGGATCTGCCGTACAGCGAGTGACCCGGGCTACGGCTACCACCGCCTGCACGCCGACTGGTCGATCGGCGGCACCGCCTGCCCCGGGGATGCCCGGGTCCGGCAGTTCAACGACGTGGTCTTCCCGGGCATCGTCGCCCGGGCGACCGGACAACAGGAGGACGACATGCCCACCGCCGAAGAGATCGCCGCAGCGGTCTGGAGCCACACCGAAAAGCCCGGCACCGGCAACCCCGTGCGGACCGGCGCCGCCATCACCTGGATGGACTCCGTCCACGCCGGCCAGAACCAGCGACTCGACGCCATCGGCAAGAAGCTCGACGGCATCACCTCGACCGGCCTGACCGACGCGCAGATCCAGGCGATCGCCGACAAGGTCGCCGCGAACCCGGCACTCGTCAATGCGATCGCCGCGGCCGTCGCCGCGAACATCGCCGGCCGCCTCGAAAGCTAGGAGCACACCATGAAGATCTTCGGCAGAGAACCGGCAGCAGTCCTGGCGTTCGTCGCCGTCGCCATCAAGCTGATCGCCGCGTTCGGTATCGACCTGTCCACCGACCAGCAATCCGTCCTCAACGCGGTCGCGGCAGCGGCCGTCGGGCTGCTCGTCGCCGTCATGGCGCACGACGCGCTCGCCGCCCCCATGTACGGCTTCGCTCAGGCCGCCCTCGCCCTCGCGGTCGGCTTCGGACTGCACTGGTCCGCCGAACAGCAGGCAGTCGTCCTGTCCTTCGTGCAGGTCGCGGTCGCCATGTTCGTCCGCACCCAGGTCGTCGCGAAGACGCCAGCCGTGGCCGTCACCGCGTCACGTCCGACGGCGGTGTAGGTGCACTGCCGTCTGCTGGGGTGGGCGCGGCGGCAGCTCGGTCAGCGTGGCGCGTTTCTGGCGTTCATGGGCGTCGGCAAAATCTCTTGGGGCGTCGGCATGATCGTGCAGACCCCATCGGAGAGCGGCCTCCAACTGCTGACCGGGATCGCGCCGATCCACTGCTGGGCCTGGGTGTGGATCTTCGCTGGGACCGCCACCTTCACCTGCGCCTGGCTGAAGTTCGGCCGCGACCGGTGGGGATTCCTCGCCGCGTCGATCCCGCCCGCCCTGTGGGCATTCGCCTACCTGTGGGGTGCCCTCATCGGGAGCTACGAGCGCGGCCTGTGGATCTTTCTGTGGTACATGACGTCGCATTGCGGGGTGATCTGGTGCGCATCCCGCGTCCCGCCCGACGCGCGACGCAGTAAGGAGCGTGCGGCGTGGACTGGGTGACCGTATCGGGGGCCGCGCTGACGCTGGCCGGTGTGATGACGACGGGCTGGCTGACCTACCGGGGCACCCGCACGGCCGCGGCGATCCAGGCCGCACCGCAGGCCAAGGCCGGAGACCTGGCGGTACTGCAAGCAACGGTCAACCGGGTCGATGCCGAGAACGGCAAGCTCCGGGACCGGCAGTCGCGCCTGGAGTCGCTGCTGCGGGCGTTCTCCTGGACCGCCGACCGGTGGGCGAGACAGATGGATCAGGCCGGGATCACACCTGAGCCGCCGCATCCTCTGGTGGATGAGTACAACCGAACTGGAGTGTGACCGCCGATGCCGAACCGTCCTCCCCGCCAGCTTCCCCCGCCGCCCGACACCGGCATGGCGGACGCCGGCACGCTCGTCGACATCGACGTCCTCGAACCGCAGCCGGAGCCCCCGCCCCCGGAGTACCAGGGCCTGTTCCTGGAGCCCGACATCCCGCCCGCGACCGACCCGGAGTAGCCGCGCCCCCTCCTTCGGGAGGGGGCTTTCGTCGTGCCCGGGTGCAAGGCCTTCAGCAAACGGTCGAACAGTGAATCTGAAGACGATCAAGACTCGAATCGCCTTCACCGAGAGGCAGTTGTTCATAAACTCGTTCATCTACTCGCGTCGTTCAGATACTCTGCCGAGGCGTTTGATGAGCGAAGGAGACGCTGAGTGGCACTGGTTGGACTCGTCCGGGTCAGCACCGACAAGCAGAACGTCGACCGACAGCACGACGCGCTGGATCCGATCTGCATCAAGGTGTTCGAGGAGAAACTGAGCGGCAAGCTTGAGGCTGAAGAGCGCCCCGCCCTCATGGATGCCATCGAGTACGTCCGCGACGGCGACATGCTGTGCGTCCAGGAAGTCGACCGCCTCGGCAGGAACCTCCTCGAAGGGCTGATCGTCCTCAACGACCTCTTCGAACGCGGAATCGCCGTCAAAGTCCTGGAAGGCATCGCGGCCGGCGAACACACGGAACGCTCCCTCATCCTCGACCTGGCCCTCGCGCTCGCCGAGGACCGGAGGCGCGACATCGTCAAGAAGACCAAGGATGGGCTGGCGGCTGCCCGCAAGCGCGGCCGGGTTGGCGGTCGGCGCCCGGTCATGACCGAACCGCTCGTCATCCAGGCCGTGGCCCTCCGTGCCCAGGGCTTCACCCTCAAGCAGATCCAGCCCCACCTGCGCATCACCGACGGTGCGAACAAGGGCAAGAATCCCAGCGTCGGAGCGATCTCTCAGGCGCTGCGAGCCTACGACGCTTCGCTAGAGGTCGCGCAGTGACGGATACAAGGCCCACGAATGAATCGCCCCCTCAGCCCGCCTCCCACGCCTCGGGTCCGCCGCCGCGCCATTCGATGAGCGGCGACCGGACCACGTCCATGTCGTCGACGTCCAGCCCGGCCCGCCGCAACCAGATCACCAGGTCCGCGAGGTCGGTGGCCCGGCCGAGGATCGTCCCGTCGATGCGCACACGGCGGGCGCCCTGCTCGTCGGGCGGATAGACGACGATCACCTTGGCCATGCCTCCAGGGTGCGGTGCGGTCACGACTCCAGCATCTGGAGCGTTGTCAGTGCCCGCCCGTACACTTGCGGCATCACATTCCCCGAGCATTCGGGGCTTGCTGCGGGAGGCCCGCCGGGGCAGCGACCGGCGGGCCTCTGTTGTTGTCGGCGGCCGCCGGTACCTTGAGCCATGACCACCGCTCTCGTCTCGGCCGCCGCACAGCCCGCCGCCGCCCCGCAGGCCACCCGCCGGATCCCGCTCGCCGACCGGGCCGCAGCCCAGCACGCCGGCCGCATCCCGCAGGCTCTCGCCCGCGTCACCACGGCCGCCGACACCGTGCCGTCCGCGTCCGCGTTCCAGTCCGCGCTGTAGGAGACGACCATGGATGAGATCGTGCAGTTCCTGCGGGAGCGTTACGACGAGGAAGCCGCGCTGGCGGAGGTCGCCAGTCCGGGCCCGTGGCACGCGGACCCCGAGTCAGACGAGGTATTGGCGTGCGACGGAATCACTGTGGCCGACGGCTTCGCCTTGAGTGGCCGCCAGCTTCGCGCCACCACCGAACATATCGCCCGCTGCAACCCGGCCCGCGTCCTCGCCGAGATCGAGGCGAAGCGGCGGATCGTGGGCCTTATGGCGAGCATGCTCGACGCGGCAGAAGGCGACTTTGAGGTGGACCACTACGGCGGGCTGAGCGCGGCCGAGGACACGCTGGAGCTCCTCGCCCTGCCTTACGCCGACCACCCGGACTACCGCGAGGAATGGCGGCCGTAGCTCAGGCGGACTCGGTCTCGCGGAGGGCCGCCCAGACGCTCTTCTCCACCTCGTACCTGTTGCCGCCGTACTCCTTGACGTGCGCGGTCAGTGCCGCCTGGTACTCCTCGGCAAGCTTCCGCCACGGATCCCACGCGCCCTCGGCGTAGGGGCCAGCCTGCACCTCGGCGCGGGACTGCTCGGCGGATCGTTTCAGCTCCACCAGCCGGGCATGGTCAGCCAGCCGCGCCTTCTCGCGCGCCTGCTCAGGGGTCTCAGGGGAATCAGTCTCAGCCACGAGGCGGAATCTTAAGCCGCCTCGGTCACGTCCCCACGCAGGCCCGCCGAGCGCTGAGCCGTAGCCCACTCAACCAGCAGCTCCAGGTACTCCTCAGGCCCGGGTCCGCCCGCCTCGACGAGCGTGCGGATCTCCTCATTGATCACCGCGGCAGGGCGCGCGGAGCCGCGATCGGCAGGCGTAGAAGGCATGGATCAAGGCTACTGCGGGGCACTGACAATAGAGCTGGAGCGGATCAGTCCTTCGGCTTCTCCGGCAGGCGGGACACGAACGTCCCAATCCCGGGCTCCATGTAGGCGAGGCCGGCATCCCGCAGCTCCTTCAGGACGCGTCGCGCCGTCACCGGACTGATGCCGACCTCCTTCTCCAGAGCAAGAGCCGACGGCAGCCTTTCGCCCGGCCGGTAGATGCCGTCATAGATGCGCTGTTCCAGTAGGGCGTACACCTGCCGCCACCTGGGGATCTCCGGCTGCCAGTCCATGATCTCGACGCTAGGCGCGGTAGGCGTACTGGGCGAGATGAGTACGCCTATCTCGCCTATCGCACCTATCGCGCTAATCTGGCCTGAACAGAGAGAGCCCCGCGACCGCGTGAACGGCCCGGGGCATGGACGACGCCGTAGGGGGCACCGCCGTGACCGAGTCTAGTGACGCCACACCCGCCCGCGAAGAGCTCCGGGCCTGCATGTACTGCGACAAGACTGGCGCCGACTGCTACGTCCGCCGGTCGGCGACTGGCACTTCGCTCTTTGCTCACGACGGGTGCGCCAAGGCCAGGGGCGTCCGGCCTCTGTACCGCCTCACCGATCAGGCCACGACCCCGGTGGTGTTCCCGTGGGCGTGAGCGGCGACTGCAAGATGCCAGGCCACTGCTGGGAGCGCCACCCGCAGTACGGCGTCCGGTGCCTGGCGAAGCCCGCCCACAGGGGCGGGCACTTCAACTGGTTCACCCGCGACAGGTGGACAAACGACGGCAATGCCGCAGCTCAGGCCACTGGTTGACGGCACGTCACCGGTTCGCACCCGGTGTGTCTGTGGCACACGCATATATGCAGCGCACACCGGTAGCGATCACCGGCATATGCACGGCAGAGTACGCATGTAAGCCGCTTCGGCGGGTACACAGATGAACTCCGGGCCCCCAACCGGATCATGGATTTGCGCGCAACCCGCTTCCGCTGACTGGAAGTGAGTGGTTCACTCACGTATCCGGTCCGGCCTGTGGGCTGCGTACCGATCCGGCTATCCGAGGAGGTCACGCACGTGGATGTCGAGGGCGTCGGCAATCAGCAGCAGATCGGCGAAGCGCGGATCGCGCTCACCGCTCTCGTAGCGCTGGATGCTGCGGCGCTCCATCCCGATGGCGTCGGCGAGATCATCCTGGGACAGGTTCGCCCCGCGGCGATGAGCCTCGATCTGCCGGCCAAGAGCTGCCCTTCGATCGTTGATCCAGTCGGGGTACGGGGTACGTCGGTTGGGCACTCGACACACGCTCAGCCCGCGATGATCACAGCGCAGTGCCCAAACGGTCGCTTTTTACGACCACGGCGTCGAGCCCCGTAAGGCTGCCGGAAATCGATCAGCCCTGCGACGAGCTGGCATATGCCGCAGGGCGACAGGTACTGTCCTCGAATCGAACGCACGTTCACGCGAACGAGTGAACAACGGTGTGACCAGGCGACTGTTAGGCAAGGGGAGTAGTCGCACCCCTCATAGACGTGTCGGGGCGTTGACATGGTGGGCCCATGGCCAGCGTCCCGGCACATGCAGCGGCCCCCCTCTCAGGTGAGGGGGGCCGCACCTCTATCTACCCGCTTGAGCTGCGAGTTCTTCTAGATCGTTTGGGAGACAAACAGGAGACGCGAAGGGGCGTGCGCCTTCCGGCAGAGCCGTAGCAGGTTCCGGCAAAGGCGGGGAAGGTCATCCCGCATCGGGGGGGCGTACCCACTCTGACCTGCCGGTTGCACTACGCCGCCGCTGGTAGCTCCCTCGACCCGGCGTTCGCCGAGAAGCTCCTGAACTTCATCATCGCAGAAGTGATTCGTCACCATGAGCGGATTGCGGACGACTCACTGACCTGCACCGGAACCTCTGAGGATTGATCCCCGCTGATCCGGAACTGATCATTTGGGAGAGATTTGGGAGATCAACTTCCCCAGACGCTTTCCCAACCGAGATTCATCATCGCCCGCTCGTAAATGCGCTGGAGTCCGTCGAGGCGGTGCTTGCGCATCTCGGGCGTGGGGTGTTGGTAGGTGCCCTTGATTCCAGGGTACTTGTGCCCGGCCTGTTCATGCGCGAGCACCGGATGCACGCCAATCTGCGCCTGATAGGTGTCGTGGGAGTGGCGCAGCGCCCGCATGTCCAGCCCCGGCATGATGGGCTCCCACCCTTCCTTGATCGCAGTGCCGCGGGCCAGGGGACGAGCGCTCCGTCCGTCGGCCGCGGGCCGCAGTTGGGTGCACCAGGTTGAACGCCACCACCACTTGCCATTCGGGGGAGTGAAGACGAAGTCCCCTTCCAGGTTCTCCAGATGAGCAGCGAGGAGCTTCTCCAGGAAGGGCGGGATGTCGATGTCGCGCTTGCTCTGTTTGTTCTTCGGCGGCTCCAGGCCGCGGAAGATCTTTCGCTTGCCGTCTTCGTAGACGTAGTACTCGGCCAGCACGCCCTGCTCGCCATCGATCCGAATCACGGGGCACGTGAAGACGTCACCGTCGAACTCCTGCCGTCGGGTCCGCAGCGTGTTGATCCGCTGAAGCCCTACGGCCTCCTCGTATCGAGGGCCGGCGAAGGCGGTGGTGAGGATCATCAGCCCATTGACAGGCCCCATCCGCCTTGCCAGGCGCAGCACTGTCTCGGGCGGCGCCCACATCTCCTCCTCATCGGTCTTGCGGACGCCGGCCACATGCTCGGGCAAGCCGGTCAGGCGGCGTCCGTAAAGGGGATTGACCGAGAGATGCCGCGCGTCGACGGCGCTCGTGAGGATCCGGGAGATCAATCCGACGGCTTCCTTCGTCGTGCGGTGGGCGCACGTCAGCGTGCGGGCCCAGGCCTCGACATCGAACCAGTTGAAGGCGCTGAGCGGGGTGTGCTGCCACTTGGGAAGGATGTGCACGTTTAGGCGCTCACGCCTGTTCATGGTGGTTCTTCCGCGCGGAGTCTGAACCTTCATCCACTCCTCAGCGAACACTCCGAACCGCTTACGGGACAGCTCCGGGTCAACCCAGCGGCCATCCGTGATGGCGGACTCCTGCTGCTGACCCCAGGCGACGGCGGTCTTCTTCGTGGGGAACCCGGGTTCGCTGCCCCAGGTTCCGTCGGGGCGCAGGTAGCGCGACCGCCAACTGACCTTCCCCTTGCTGCCCTTGGCAGTGCTGACGCGTTTCTCGGCATATGCCACTGAACTCACCCCCGCGCAGATCGTCAGCCAGCCACGCCGTACAACGGCGGCCGGTCGCACAACTGGGAACTGCTGAGTGTCCAGGCCTGGTCAAAGTCGGCCAGTGCGCTGTTGATCCGGCGGACTCCGCGTGCAGTGAGAGAACCGCGGCGGTTGAACAGCGACACATCGACGTAGACCAGATTATGGGAGGGCTGCCGGTCTACCCAGACCATGACGTTGTTCGGCATGGAACGCGCACAGAGGACATGGACACACATCGGAACCCCGCTCGTCCGATTGGTGGGCCCATGGTCAGCGTTCGGTCATGCAACCACACATTTAGTTCAAGTGTGGAGGGTTTGGAGTGACTGAAATTGCCCTGTGCTACGAGCCGTTGGCGGCGGCGCCCTCATCTTCGCCGAGCGGGCTCGTCAGTGCTTCCAGATGGGGCTGAGCGCGGCGCCATGCCTCAAGATTCCTGCGGATCTCCTCGGGCGAAGCGTCGGGCTTGCCCTTGATGACGACGACCATGCGGGCGTCCCCGCCAAGCTGGATGACCGTGGTGTCCAGTAGGGGGCCGTTGTCTGAGAGCTCATCCACGATGCGTAGCGGAAGCCTGGTGCCCTCAGCAGTAACGGGGGCCTGCGGCTCGGCCGACTCGGCGGAATCCTCCGGCTCGTTGCGCAGCTCTGGCGGACCGCCTTCGAGGACTGCCTGCACCGACTCGGCTGTCCAGCCCACACGTTGCGCGAAAGCGCGGTGCGTGGGCTGGATCTTCGAGTAGCTGTGGCCTCGTTCGATCATTTGGATGGTGGACCGGCCGACGCCAAGGGCGGCGGCCATGTGCTCCTGCTTGGCGATGCCCTCGGCCTTGCGGGCGGCCTTCAGTGCCTGCCCGAGTCGTACCCAGTCCCAGTCCTGGTCCATGACTCCACATCATGCCTCATGGCCGTGCAACCAAGAAGCCCAGATCTCAGGCCTTGACCTGCGCGTTAGTAGCGATTTCAAGCCTTCAGGGTTGCACCGTGCGCCCCACGAGTGCGCTGTCGGCTGCCTGTCACTGGGTGTCACGCTTGAATCTCAAGCATTACTTCCGGCAGACCCCTTGCGGATTCCGGCAGGAGTCGCTTGAATTCTAAGCGTGAGACCGAACGCAACCGCAATCTGCGAGTGGCGGAAAGCTCGAAACCTGAGCCTGCGCGCCTTGCAGCACCTGACCGGCTTGAACCGGGGCTACCTCTCCCGCTTGGAGAGGGGGCACATCCGGGAGTCCGGGCGGGACCGATTGCTGAAGGTCGCCGGCGCGCTGGACGTGTCGGTCGAAGCGATAACCAACGAGGAGACGAAGTGACTGCCAAGGCGCAGAAGGCTCCCCCCACGCCGCTGACGGAAGCCGAGCTGCGGCACTACACCCCGGAGCAGGTCTACGACCTGGGTCTGCTGCCCTTCAAGCCCGACACGTTGCGCAAGAAGGCGCAGGCCTACGAGTTCCCGCACAACCGGGGCGCCATGAAGATCACGTTCAAGCTGGCGCACATCCGCGAGATCTCCGAGCGCTTCGACGTTCGGCCCGCGTCGGAAACCCACCCGACAGCGGACAACGTCGCCCCCGCCGCCTAGGCGGCTATGCGGGCCGCCCACCGGTAACGGCCAAGTCCCCGGCAGACGGCCCTGGATCCACCTCTCACCACTCCCGAAAGAGAAGAGGCAGACCGTGCCTACATCATCTCCCACTCCATCCCCAGCTCCTATGGCTGTCGGCGTCTTCAAGGCCCGCCTGCTCCCGCCGCGTGTCCTGTCCGCTCTGCTGGAGCTGGACGACGCAGAGCGTGAACTGAAGCGCTTCCGTGGACCGTTGCTTTCGGTCGAGGACCAGGGCGACCGCGAGACGCTGCTGGCCCGGCACGCGGCTGCGGACAAGGTCCTGCACTCGGTGCCGTCGATGACCGGCTCGACGACGGGCGGCCTGTCGTGAGCGCCCGGGAGAACGTGCCGCCCCAGAGGTACGAGGTGATGTGGATGTCCGGCCACGTCGAGGTCGTCCTCGCGCACCAGGTGACACACAGCGCGCTGCGCCAGCGGATCGCCACCATCGGTGACGGAAGGATCGCGTCTGAATCGACGGGGGCCCGGATCAAGTTCCATGCCGACATTGACGGCGCTTGGACGCTGCAACTGTCGGCGCTGGAAGACGACATCCGCACCATCCGCAACGTCACGGCTGGCGAGGATGCCCCTGGCGGTGAGCAGCGATGACGGACATCGGTATCCCGCCGCGCAGCAGGCAGGACTGGGATGTGCCGACCGCCCAGCTCACGGCGGACGTGAAGGCGCTGGTGGCCCGGCAGCGGGCCGAGGCACTGGAACGGCAGATCGCCGAGATCTCCGCCCACGCCCACGCCGCCGTGCCCGAGCCGTCCGGCGCGCTGGCCGAACAGTGGCACCAGTTCCTCGACATCGACCCCGACCTGCGGGGCCGCGACTACACCCGCACCGAGCGCACCCGTGGAGGGGCGTCATGAGCAACCCGCAACTGGCCGCCGTGTACGAGAAGGCCGCCGATGTGATCCGCAGGAACGGCCACCACCAGGGCGCGTACCTCGACGGCGCGCTCCTTCTCACCCGCAGCCGCACGACGGTTCCCGTGGACGCGACCGGCGCCCTGTCCCTGGTCATCACCGGCGAACCGGTGCCGCCGGCGGATCTCGTGGACTGCCCGGAGCTGTACCAGGACGCCGTGACGTTCCTGGGCTCGCGGATCCGCTCGACGATCGTCGACTGGGATCCGGAGGAGCGCATCGCGGACTGGAACGACCAGCCGGCGCGTACCGCCGACGAGGTCATCGCGGCTTTCGAATCGGCCGCGAAGGACATCGACTTCATGTTCGCGGCTTCGGTCCTGGCGGTGGCGGCATGAGTACCGCCCCCGAGATGCGGCCCCTTGCGGACTGCGAAGAGGACGAACTGGTGCGTGTCGAGGCCGAGTTCGCCCGCCGCTCACGGACCCTTCGCCCGTGGTCGACGCAGGACTATCTCGCGCACATCACTGCGGTGCACGCCCGGTTCGAGCACATGCGTCGCTACCAGTCCAAGCCCGCCCGGCAGGTGACGACGTGAGCCCGAGCCTCCGCATCGTGGCCGTCCTCGCGGCCGTCGAAACCGCCGCTTCCATCGCCGCCCTGATCTGGGCATGCCGGCAAACCTGGGGGAACCGATGACCGGACCCGAGCACTACCTTGAGGCCGAGCGCCTGCTCGCCGAGTCGCGGACCATCCCGCGACCGCACGACGAGGGTCCGTGTGAGGCGGACCGCGTTATCGCCGAGGCGCAGGTTCACGCGACGCTCGCCCTCGCCGCTGCTAAGGCACTCGTGGACGAGACGCCTCGGAGCGACTCCTTCAGCGAGTACCGCGCATGGCAGTCCGTCGCGGGCAGCCCGTACCAGGGACTCGGTGAGCGCGATGGCGACTGACCTCACCGCGGCGGACACCGTCGGCCTGACCGCCGAGGACCGCCAGCAGATCCGCATCCTGCTCGGCCCGGACCAGACCGTCCCGAAGGTAGGCCTGCTCTTTCAGTTCGCCGAGGCGATCCGAGACGTCCGCACCCACCGGCAAAGCGACCCGAATGACGAGAACCTGTTCGCGGCGAACCTCCACGGCTGGATGGGTGAGCGGGCCCGCTGGATCCTCGCCTACCTCCTCGAAGTCGACGAGCAGCGCGAACTCGCCATCGCTCACGACCGTCAGCCGTACCCGACCGCCCACGCCTACGAGGCGGCCTGCAAGGCCCTGTGGGCGCAGAGGCAGCGCGCGGAAAAGGCTGAGGCGTACATCAAGGAACTCAAGGTCATGAACGACCGGCTGGAGCGCGCTCTGGGGATCCCGGACGAGCCGCCCGAGGACGACGAGTGGGTGATCGCATGACCGCCAACCCGTGGCCGTCGATCGCCATTACCGCCGCCGTCATCGCCGTCTTCGGCTTCCTGATGGTCCTCGGCCAGCACATCAGCGACCAGCGCCGCGCCCGCCGCAAGGCCGCCCGTACCGCCATTCCGCACCAGCGCCAGGGGGAGAAGTGACGATCACCATGCCGTGGCAGGGCACCGGTACCCGCCGGGCCGTCGACCGCCTCGCCATCGCGGAGGCCGAGAACCTCCGGCTCACCGCCCGCCAGGCCGAAGCAGACCGCTTCTTCGACCAGATCATGGCCGACAACAAGGACGTCCACGCCCTGTGGCGGTACGCCGAAGGCAAGGCGGCCAGCGCCGAGAAGGTCGTCGTCTGCCAAGAGGCCACGATCCGCGACCTGGAGCGGCAGATCCGCGAGCTGGAGGAACGGCTGACCGTCGCCGTCAAGGCCGATGCGGCCGGCTCCCGGACGCAGGAGATCGACGTGCGCAGCCTCACCGAACGCTTCGCGACCGGCCCGGTCGTCAGCCTCCACCACTCGCCACAGGCGGCCAGCCCGGCGCACGTCCCGGCCTGGGTGAAGTCGGACACCGACACCGTCGAGCTGCCCGTCCTCGCCGACCGGCTCGTGCAGGGGGTGACGTCGTGAAGCACATCGTCATGTGGTCCGGCGGCATCACCAGCTGGAAGACGGCGCGGATCGTCGTCGACCTGTACGGCCGTGAGAACACCGTGCTCCTGTTCGCCGATACGAACAGCGAGGACGACGACCTGCACCGCTGGAACCGGCAGGCGACCGCCGAACTCGACATGGAGCTCACACGCGTCGCCGACCCGCAGGAGCGAGACGTCTGGCAGGTGTTCTTCGACCGCCGCTTCCTCGGCAACTCGCGCCTCGCACCCTGCTCGCACATCCTCAAGCAGGAGCCGTCGAGGCGCTGGGTGGCAGAGAACACCACTCCGGACGACGCCGTTCTCTACGTCGGCTTGTCCTGGGATGAGCCACAGCGCATCCCTGGAAACCGAGAGCGCTGGAAGCCCTGGGTTGTCCACTTCCCCTTGGCCGAGAAGCCGCACATTTACGACAAGCAGGAGCTTATCGCCGAAGCCAGGTCGCTAGGTCTCGCCGAGCCCGTGATGTACAGGGAGGGCTACCAGCACGCCAACTGTGCAGGACTGTGCGTCCGTGCAGGCCAAGCGCAGTGGGCGCTAACGCTGGCCACGCATCCAGACCGGTTCGCGAAGGCGGAGGAGCAGGAGAGGCGCTTTCGCGAGGAGATCAACGCCAACGCGACGATCCTGCGCGACTGGAGTAACGGTGGCGCGCCGCTCACGCTCACCGAGTTCCGCGAGCGGCAGACCGAACCACACGCCCGGCAGATGGGATTCGACGATCTGGACTGGGGCGGCTGCGGCTGCTTCACGGACACGCCGACCGAGGAGGTGGCGGCATGACCCGCCCGCCGCTCGTCGGCGCCGCCCTGTGGACGGCCGTGATGAAGAACGCCGACAACCGATGCGAGTGCCAAGGGGCGTGCGGCAGCAAGCACGACCCGGAGCGCCGCAAGGTCCAGGGGCGCTGCGATCACCGCAACGGTCAGTGGATCAAGAAGGTCGGCGAGGTCGTCCTGCTCGCCGTGCCCCGCGATCCGATCAACGAGGGCGCCTTCGCGACCGCCGCGCAGCTCCCGCCCTCCCGGCTGCTGGCGATGTGCAGGCCGTGCAACGACGCGGTCCTGCGCAA